GGATCCTCTCTAGCTTGTAATCCAATATGTTCTACTATGTGAGCTTGTAATATTGCCATAGTAGGTGGATTACCTTTTACTAAAAATGATGACATAAATGCTCTGTGTGCATCCATGTGTGCTAAATGATTTTGACCTCTGAAAGCTATTAAACCAGCATTACGTAAAGCATTAGCATTTTCTACAGCTGGGTCTGCTGGTTGCGGTTCAGATGGTGCTGGTAGTATAACATCAATATCTTTTACTCCTAATGCTTGGTACATTCTTCTGTATGCTTCATACATATTGTGAGAACCTGGATCTGATTGTGCAAGTTGTAACTGAGTTTGCGCTAACGTAACACGTTGAGCCATAGAAAATATGTTAGGATCTGAAACAGGTATAATGTCTATCTCTGGTCCAAAGTCTTCAGCTTTTAAACTTGGAGTTGCATTAACACCAACCTCGTATGGATATGCTGGTGGTAAAGCATCAGCAAAAAGTTTTGCTAATAATTTAAACTCAATCTTTTGTGCATAGTGTAGTCTTTTATGAATAGCAGACATAACTCTTGCACCACGTTCCATAAGAGCCATTGTTGTTCCGACAGGTGCGTTTGCTGCTACACTATCACCAATCTTTTGATCAGCTATCGCTGCAAATCTTGTTCCTGCTTCTACACAAAAACCTAGTAATTGAAATAATGTTCCACTTGGTTCTTTGTAAGGCAGTGGTAATAATCCCTCTCGTAAACTTCCTCCTGGTGCATCAACATCTCTGAACTCACCTGGCTGTAAAGGGTTGTCATCATCTGCAACTCTTAAACCTCTAGCTTTAAATCCTGCAGGTAAATTTGATAATGTTCCTGCATCTAGTAATTGTCTTAGTGCTGCTGTTGCAGTTCTTGATAAACCACCAAGCATGTGCACCAGACCAAAACCATAAAAACTAAAACCAGGTAAAAATTTATAATGAACAAAATATTGTGTTCTTGCCCTTCCAGGATCATCTTCTCTGTAGTTTCTATATATAGATAAAACTTTTCCAGAACCTTCGTCTATTGTAACAATGTAAGGTACTTTGATTCCATCATCACTATCAATACCCTCTATGTTTAAATCAACATGCATCTCTAACAGTTGATATAAATTATCTTGATAAGATTTTTTTACTCCTGAAATTTGTCCTTCTTTTTCTTGTAAAGCTGTTTCATTGTCAGTCGTTTTAATATCAACATCTCTGTACATACCAGACACTTGCATTTTTCTAATTTCATTTTCTGTTCTTCTAATAACGTGAGTTATTCTTTCACATGAAGGGAAATCTGTTGTTTGATATGGAACATACAAGTCATCACTAGGAACAAATTTAGAGACGGGTCTGCCTAATCCTTCATCAAAATAAACTTTTTTAAAAGCAGATCCAGACAAAGGTAAATAAAATAATAAAGAATCTAAATCAGGATCATACTCCTCCATCTCGTAAGTAATCTGATAGTTCATGAAATCTTTTACACGCTGTGCTCTTTCTTCTTTTAGTGGATCTACTTGACCAATGATTTGCGTATTTACTGGTCCGCCAGGTGGTAATAATTCTTTGTAAGCTTGTGCTTGAAATTGTGTTACCGCTTCAGATAACATTGGATGTGTTACAGAGCTAGCTCCTTGAAACGGCTGTGATCTCTCTTGATATTTAAAACCAAGTAGATCTAAACCTTTTTTATATGTTTCTTCCCAGTCTTGTCTTGATGCTTTATCTTCTTCAAACGAGTCTCGTAAGTCATTTGCTATTACTTGTAATTTATCTTCTTCAAGAACTTCAGCTAAGTTCATATCAAATGTTGTAGGTATTAATGATTCTTGTTCTCCGATTACAGCTGAGCCATCTTCCATTATTTCAACATTAGGATTTGCTTCTTCAACTTGTATATCAACGACGTTTTGTGCCATTTGTTCCGTTTCTTCAGGAAACGGAGGCGGGTCTGGAGTAAATCCAATAGGTTTATCAACTGCCATTATGCTACCTCAAATATATCAATTATTTCTGGAGTATACACCACTCCTCCTTTTTTTCTATGAGTTTTGTGTGGTAATAACATCTCTGGTGTAATTTTAATAGCATAAGCATCACCTATACCATCAATCTTAATGATTTTAAATTCAGAATTGTTTTCTTTTGCTGCTCGTTTTAATGCTTTTTCTAACACAGAAGTGTAGTGTTTACCCTTATAATCAACACTATCAGGGCCTCCATAAAATTCTTCTGTCCCTATTCCTTTCATATCTTTAGTTCTTTGATCGACTGGAACGTTCGTGCCACCAGATTGACTGTATCTATTTTTTATAAATTTAGCAGGAGATACCGCATACCATTGTGCTGCATCATCTGCCTTATCAACAAATAATCTTTGTGCTGCCGCCGCTAAATCTCTTTTGACTACAGCTTCGCCCCACTCACTTCTAGTTTTAAAAGGTAAATTAGGAAATAATTGTCTCATCGCATTGTCACTTATCGCTGTTTGTAAGTTATCCAACATCTGTCTTTCTTTTTTCAAAGCCTCTTGAGATTTAGCCACTAGTTCACCGTCAGGTCTTGTTCCAGCTGCCGCTAAATCTTCAAATATTTTTTTGTTTTGTTGAAACTCGTTTATAAACTGTTGCATTTCAACATCAGATTTAAACAATGGTCTAAATACCGTTCTGTTTTTTGCATAGAACTCTGCGACTTCAGGATTTAAACCACGAATATCAGAGCCGTAATCCGCTTGTTGTATAGCTAATCTTCTGTCTGCAGGAGTGGCATCTAAAAAATCACCCATTTGTTTGAGTAATTTTTCCTCAAATCGTTTTGCATTTTGTAATACATCTGATTGTATCTCATCTGCAAAGGTAACAATTGTTTTACCTTGACCTTTTGTTGTAGCTTCTAACTCTTTTATTCTAACTGAATCATTTTGTATTTTACTTTTAAATTGTCTTATCTGTGTAAGAAGTGCTGGATCTATCTCTTCTAAATTTGAAGTACGCATTTCAACTCTTTGTGCTATCTCTGTTGGATTTAAAGTATCGACAGGCGGTCCATCAAAACCCTCTCTCAAAAGTTTAGTGTAAGCAGAAGCATTTAACCCTTTTAGTTGGTTGTTAAGTTTAGTTTGATTTTTCTTCATTGTTCGAAGACTAGCCAGATCAGCTGCTAATTGAATACCTGATCCTGTTTTTTCTATAGGTACTGTTGCATTACGGTCCGTGAGCCGCGACCAAGCAATAACGTATCTTTGAGCGAAGTCATGTGCTGCACCACCTTCAGGTAAAGCATCAGGATCAAGTGGTATTTCTTTTGACGGAAGATACATAACTGATTCTCTATATGAATCAGGTAAAGCTCCTCTTTCTTGATACCCTGCATATTTAACAGGAGCAGTGCCTCCATATTTTTCTGATCCGTAAACTACATTGTCAATCTTACGAATTGGTGCTGCACGTATAATTGTTAGCATCTCCTCTGCATTTAGAGGTGTATTATTTTTTCTTGCAGATTCAATATATCCAGCTAGAGCATTGTCCTCTATCTCAGCTTTGCCTACACCTTTTTTATTTATAAAATCAAAAAAGGCATCTGCAGATGTAAACTCTTTTGGTGTATTAGGGTCCATGAGCCGTGCTTCAAGGCCCGAGTAAAAAACAGATTCAGCCGTCTCTGGTGAATCAATAATCGTATCACCAATTTTTTTCTCAGCATTTTGTAAATTACTTTTTTCACCTTTGCTAAATTTTTGTGCTAGCATTTTAAATTTATCAACATTTGATATCGCCCATAAAGGTACTTTACCAAAAAGATTAGCCATCTGAACTTCTGGCATCTGTTCGTCTTTTGTTGGTTTTAGTTTTGCATCGTCAAATAAAGATCCTAAATCGTCTACTGATTCATAACCTGATTGATTCAAAATATCCTGTATGTTTACATCTTCGCCAGCCATACCTGTCATATCAATTGAATCGGTAAATTGTCCTGGATCACCGCCCAATGCAAATTCTGGAACTGTTGTTGCATCTTTTAACAACTGATCTTCGTCTGATAATTCTGTTTCTACTTTTGGTCTGATTAGTTTTTGATCTGCATCTTGAAACATTTCAGGATTAGCATCAACAATTTCTTGTTTATAAAATCCATCTTTATCAAATAAAGTTCCGTCACCCATTTCAGTCGTAGCAAACAAACTAAAAGGTAAACCAATTTTAGCTAGCTTGTTAAAGTTTCTAATTAATTTTTTAACTGTTGTATTTTTCTTCTTCATGTCTGAAAGCTTCAAACCTTTTGGTATTGCTGCTTTTATTAATGTTGAATAAAGTTTTTTAAGTTTACCTCCCTCTGCTGCTTTGTATTTTACATGCAATTGACCCACTGTGTAAGGAAAGGCTTCTCTTAAAGCTTTGTAAGCTTTTGGATTAGAATTTTTTATTTTTGTTAGAAGTTCAAAACCACCTACAGCAGATCCTATCATGCCTGCAGTAAATCCTGCAGCTTCAGGTCCTGTTGCTTCTCCAAGAGTTTCAAACATCTGATCATCAGGATTAGTATTTTCTAATTTTGCAAATACGGGAATTATTTCTTTTAATTCTGGTATGGCCTCTCCAAAATCAGCCCCTGCACCAAACATACTTAAACCTAAAGCTTGGTTTTGAAGCATAGTCTTAGGAGCATCGTAGACCCCAGTAGCAAATCCTGCTACCGCTTCTCCTAGTTTATTTCTCTCTTGTTCAGCCATTTTAGTATTCTAGCATTTCTTCAATAGAAGCGAAACCTCCTTTTTCAAACCCGTCAGGTAAGAAATATTCGCCGCCTTCTTTGATTATGTTTAAATTCTTTCGTTGAGTGTTTAAATCAAAATCTGAACCTATGTAATTAAATTTTTTGTTACCTTTCAACGAGTTTC